GATCTCTCTCAAGCCAGCGAAATGGGAGTTTGACGCCAAGGCGTACGAGCAGATGCGCAAGGATCGCCCCGACGACGCGGCCAAGGTGGCGGAGTTCGTCACGGCGACACCGGCTAAAGTGGCGGTGTCGCTCAAGATCTAACAGCCCAACAACGAGCCCTCGGTTCTGGCAGGAACGGAGGGCTCTAGGGCTACCAACAATCAAACCCGCACACAGAACAACAGGTAAGATCATGGGCAACCTTACTGCATACACTGCGCAGATGAGCGAAACAGTCAACCTCATCTATGCATACCACAAAAAAAAGGGGGACGCTGAAGATCAGCGCGGCTATCTCGGCGCGTCAATAATTGGACGAGAATGCGAGCGCGAACTTTGGTACACTTTCCGCAACTGCACGCGGCCTGAATTCGACGGCCGCATGTATCGGCTGTTCGAGACAGGCGACTTGGAGGAGTTCCGATTCGTCAAGGAACTGCGCGAGATCGGCTGCGAGGTCCACGACGTCGACAACAATGGCGATCAATTCGAGGTAACGGCGTTGGCCGGCCACTTCTCAGGACACATGGACGGTTGCGCGCTTGGCGTCTCCGAGGCTCCGGCAACCTGGCATGTGCTGGAGTTCAAGACGCACAATGAGAAGTCGTTTGCCAAGCTCAAGAAAGAGGGCGTTCGAGCATCCAAGCCCGAGCACTACGCACAGATGATGGTCTACATGGGCCTGACGCGGATGACTCGAGCGCTGTACCTGGCTCGTGATAAGAACACGGACGAACTTTACGGCGAGCGTGTTCGTTATGATGCGGCGGAATTCAAGCAGCTGATGACGAAAGCCGAGCGCATCATCACGTCCACAAAGCCACCGGCGCGTATCTCGGATCGTCCAGACTTCTGGAAGTGCCGATTCTGCGACCACAAGAATCTTTGCCATGGCGCAAGTAATGTTGCGGTCCCGATCTGCAAGCGAAATTGCCGAACCTGCGTGTTCGCCACGCCAGAGATGGACGGCGACGGCCGTTGGTCCTGCGTCCAGCATAACGCGGACATCCCCAGGGACGCCCAGGAAGTAGGTTGCGACAGGCACCTCCTGATTCCCGACCTGGTCAGCTTCGCCGACGCCACGGATGCCGGCGACAACTTCATTGAGTTCACGAATCGGCACGACGGCGGGGTGTGGCGACACTGCAACGCCGAGTACGACGGCGATGACGCCTGGACGACGGCGGAGCTGATGGCCGAGGCGGGGCCACGAGAAGCGCCGATCAAAATACCGAAGCTGTCGCTGGTGGATCGCTACCCGCCGGAGGATTGCGAGCTGATCGCGGAGAAAGAAGGCGGCATCCAACTTAATTCATATCCAGGTCTACTGCCACTAAAGGACGTCACCGATTGCCAAGATGACGACGAGTACTTCGCTTTGGAGTTTGACCGCGAGTTTCTCGTCGTCACCTACAAGCAGCACGGCAACTACACCGCCATCTGGAGGGCCAAGTCATGAGGCGCGCCGGATCAAGCAGTAAACGGCCACTGACGGAGCTAGACCGCCTTCGCCGAGAGAACGCCGGCTTTTACGGCATGCTCGAACGGTGGGCGTCGCTGGCCGGGAAGGTCCAAGGCGGCGAGGATCGCCGGGACGCCACCAAGCAAGCCTTTCGCGATTGGTGCAGCGAGTGGGCCGAGTGCCGGCGACTGGCACGGTGCCAAGGCGCAGGGGTGACGCTCACCGTCGACGGCGCCGAGATTCAGCGGCTTCGCGCCGTACTTGAGGAGATCGCCGAGACGTCGAGCATCCTGGAGACTGCGCAGCTCGCCCAGCGGACGTTGGAGGTGCCGGAATGATCCGTGCAGCTGACCTATTTTGCGGTGCCGGCGGAACGTCGACGGGGCTGGTGCAGGCGGCTGCCGCAAGCGGTCGCGAGGTCGAGATTACCGCGGTAAATCACTGGCCCCGAGCGATCGAGACGCATGCAGCCAACCACGGCAGCGCACGACACCTGTGCGAGTCGCTGGACAACATAGACCCGCGCAAATTGTTTCCGCAGGGTCTGGACGTCCTCGTCGCGTCCCCAGAGTGCACGCACCACAGCAACGCCCGGGGCGGGCTGCCAATGTCGGACCAGAGTCGGGCGACGGCGTGGCACGTGCTGCGGTGGGCGGAGGCCCTGCAACCGCGCGAGATCCTGGTGGAGAACGTGCGCGAGATGATGACATGGGGGCCGCTCGGAAGCAACGGCCGCCCGATCAAGTCGCAAAAGGGGCGCACGTTTCGGGCGTGGATGCAGGGGCTCCGGAGCCTCGGTTATCGGGTTGATTACCGGATCCTCAACGCGGCGGACTATGGCGACCCGACCACGCGAAAACGGCTGTTTGTGCGCGCCGCCAAGGGGCGCCAGCCCCCAAGGTGGCCAGCCCAGTCGCATGCGGAGCTGCCGGAACTGTTTGCCCTTGAGCGCTGGCGTCCAGCTCGCGACGTAATTGACTGGTCGGTTGAGTCGCAATCAATCTTTACGCGCAAGCGGCCGCTTGCGGCTAAAACAATCGCACGCATCGAGGCTGGATTGCGCAAGTTTGGAGGCCCGGCAGCTGAGCCGTTTATCGTGATCCTGCGACAAAATGCTGATGCCCAAGGAATCGATTGCCCATTGCCGACAATCACGGCGAGCGGTCAACACCTAGGGTTATGCGAGCCATTTGTTATCGGACAACAGTCGGGGGCGGTTGCACGGTCAGTAGGCGAACCCCTGCCCGCAATTGCATGCAAGGGGGCTATCAGCCTAGTTGAGCCGTTCATGGTGCAACTGACACACGGTGGGCGGCTGCTGGACGCCAGCAACCCACTGCCAACAATCGCTGGCAACCGTGGTGACATATCGTTGATTGAGCCGTTTGTGCTCAGCTATTACAGCAGTGGCGGCGGACAACTGCGGAGCGTTGCCGAGCCGCTTGGCACGATCACCGCGAAGGAGCGGCATGCGCTTGTGGAGCCAGTGGCCTATGACATCCGTTTCCGCATGTTGCAACCGCACGAGTTGGCGGCAGCGATGTCGTTCCCGGCTGACTACCAATTCGCCGGCAACAAGGCCGAAATCGTCAAACAGATCGGCAACGCTGTGCCTGTGAGTATCGCACAAGCACTGTGCGCGGAGATGATCGCATGACCTACGAGCCCGAAGACGACGTACCCGAAACGCTGACCGAGGCCCACCTCGGCAGCCGCGTGGTATTCCGCATCCCCAACCAGGCCGTTCTCTCTGAGGGCGAAATCGCCGAGTTCTCGTCCAGTGGTCGCTACCTCCGCATCGGTAAGCGGTGGCTGGCCAATCAGCGCGGCACGGTCCTGGCAATGCTCAACAACATGGCGCGACGGAGGTCCCCTTATGACGCCTGAAGAATTTATTCTGAACCCCGACGAACTCATCGGCCGCGCCGGCAAATTGGTGGAAGTCCAACGCCGCAAGATCCGGAGCGGCCGTGCATCCATCATCCGGCTGCTGCTGCATGGCCCGCCTGGTTGCGGGAAGTCGGCGGCGCTCCGGATGATTGCAGCTGAGTTGACCGGCGAGGGCTACCAGGTGTCGCACTTGTCTGCCTGCGAGATTACGGCGGACATGGTGCGCGGATGGATAGATGAGAGCCACTACAAGCGCGACGGCTGGCGGGTCTACTGGATTGAGGAGTGCGACGCCATCAACCCAACCGCCGAAGTGCTGATGCTCCAGTTCTTGGACAAGCTCCCGGCGCATACGGCCGTCCTCTGCACCTCGAACTATGCCGACAAGCTGACCGATCGGTTTCAAAGCCGGTTACAGGTGGTGGAGATTGCGCGGCCGAGCACGCAGGAGATTGACAAATTGCTAAAGCGGCGCTTTGGCGACTGCTACAGCAGCGTGATTGCCCATAGCTGCAAGGGCGACCTCCGCGCAGCCCTCAATGACGCCCAGGCGTACCTGGACTACCACTGCGAGGTGGAGGCGTGACCCTCTTCGCCCCACCACCAATCGCCGCCAGTTCGATGCAGCCGAGACCGTATCAATCCGAGGCCCTTGACGCCCTGGACGAACACATGATGACGAAGGAGACGAACCCGTGCGTAGTAATTCCAACCGGCGGGGGGAAGTCCATTTTGATGGCATGGGCGATCCAACGATGGAAGCGAGACTACCCGCCATTCCGGTGTTGCATCCTCGCTCACCGGAAAGAATTGGTAAAACAGAACGCCGCCGAACTCGCAGGGCTTTGGCCTGGTGGCGACATCGGTATCTACTCAGCCGGGCTGCGGCGTCGCGACGTTGATTGCTCGATCACCTACGCGTCGATTGATTCGATCTATGACAAGTGGGGAGAGTTCCAGCCGTTCGATCTGCTGATCGTCGACGAGGCTCACCGCATTCCCGCCCGAGGCGAAGGCAAGTACCGGCAGTTTATCAAGGGGTGTCGACGGTTCTCGCCGCATCTCCGCGTTGTCGGCTTTACCGCCACGCCGTACCGCATGGGCGGGCCAATCTGCCACCGCGACCACATCCTGCACGAGGTTTGCTACGACGCGAACGTCGGCGACCTGATCCGCGACGGGTTCCTGTGTCGGCTACGGTCCAAGATTGGCGACGTGCAACCCGATCTGGACGCGGTGCGGCGCAACTCCGGTGGTGATTATGTCGTCTCCAGCTTGGCTCACGCCGTCGACACGCCGGAGGTTGTCCGCGATGCCGTAGCGTCGGCGATGGCGCTTATCCTCGCCGAAAATCGGCAAAGCATCGTCTTCTTTTGCGTCGACGTACAGCACTGCAAGGACGTGTCGATGGAGCTGCGCAAGTACGGGCTGCATGCGCCGATTGTCACCGGCAAGACGCCCATCGCCGAACGGGATGCTATTGCTGAATCCTTCAAGGCTGGCCGTTACCGGGCGATCTGCAACGTCAACGTCTACACCGAGGGCTTCAACGCCAAGCGGGTGGATTGCGTCGTGTTGTTTCGGCCGACGCTGTCAAAGGGTCTCTACGTGCAGATGGTAGGCCGTGGCCTGCGACTGCATCCGGCAAAGGAGTATTGCCTGGTCCTGGACTACGCCAACATCATCGAGACCCACGGCCCTATCGATTGCATCGAGACCGGCGACGTCAAACTCTACAACTGCCCTGAGTGCGGCAACGTGTTCTCGCGTGCGATCCGACAGTGCCCGGCCTGCGATTGGGAGATACCGCCGCAGGAAGTGGAGCGCCACGAAGCCGAGGAACGCGAAAAGCAGATGCACGAAACCAAGGCTGCCAACCGCGAAATCCTCGGCAGCGAGCCCGAAGTCTTGACCGTCGACGACGTATCCGTCCATCGCCACCGCAAGGCCGGGAAACCCGACTCCATCCGCGTGCATTACCGCTGCGGTCTGTCGCAGATCCGCGAATGGGTGTGCCTAGATCACGGCGGCCATGCCGAGCGTTGCGCGCGCCGTTGGTGGGAGCTGCGCTTCGGGGCGGCAGAGGCCCGAACAATCAGTGTTGATGCGGCTCTGCAGGACATGTTCCTCGGGCAGCGCATCCTCGAAACAACCGAAACAATCACCGTAGTCAGGAAGGGCAAGCGCTCCGATATCATTGACCACGGCCTACGAAAGGCGAATCACGGAACTTATGTCAATTGAAGCGTTGAAGCTGGCGGCGAAGTGGGGGCCGGTATTCCCGCTGCACTGTATTATGCCAAGCGGCTATTGCACCTGTGGCCGATCTGACTGCAACAGCCCCGGCAAGCATCCGCGCACACGAAACGGCGTCAAGGACGCGACGCGCGAACCCGATCAAATCAAGGAATGGTGGACCAGGTGGCCAGGCGCAAACGTCGGGCTCGCGGTTGGCAAGGATGCTGGCGTCTGGGTGCTGGATATCGACGGCAAGGTCGGCGCAGAGAGTCTAGCCGAGCTAGAGGCCGAGATCGGCAAGCTGCCAGCAACCCTCGAGGTTCGCACCGGCGGCGGCGGTCGGCATCTGTATTTTCTGTGGCCGAAGGATCGCCAGATACGCAACAAGCAAGGCGTGCGGCCCAAGATCGACGTTCGCGGTCAGGATGGATACGTCCTGCTGCCACCGTCGAATCACGAAAGCGGACGGCTGTACGAGTGGGCAAACAGCGCCCAAGTCGCACCAGCTCCGGCCGCGTTGAAGGATCTGGTAGCACCAAAGGAGCACCGGCCACCATGGTCGGTGCGGCCGTCGCCGAAGCCCGCACCGAAGCCGCGACCTGCAGCTACGACAAACGCCCCGACCGTCGAGGAACGCGCCGTCCTATACCTGGAGCAATGCGCGGCGGCGATACAGGGTGGCGGCGGTCATTCGGCGCTGCTGTGGGCGGCCCGGGCTATGGTCGTCGGTTTCGAGCTGGATCGCGACACCGCCATCCGGCTACTGTGGCAGTACTACAATCCCCGTTGCGTGCCGCAATGGGACATCGGCAAGCCGTCCGACAAGCGCGACTTCGAACGGAAGGTAGACGAGGCCATCAAGACTCCCGGTCACAAGCCGCGGGGATGGCTCAAAGACGAGACGAATATCGCGGCCGCAGCGATGGCCAGCCAGGCAGACGTCGACGCGTTGATTGCAAGCGCCGGCATCAAGGTCGAGGAACTGCAGGAACTTGAGGAGGTCGACGAAAGCGAGGACCTACCGCCAGAGATACCGGCGCACCTACTGTCGCCACCTGGCTTGGTTGGCAGGATGGTCAGCTACATCAACGAGACGGCTGGTTGTCCACAGCCGCTACTGGCGCTCGGGGCCGCGCTTGTTACCTGTGGGGTGATTTTCGGCCGTAAGGTGCGCGATTGCTCGAACGGTCGGACGAACTTGTTCGCAATGGGGATTGCGCACAGCTCATCAGGCAAGGATCACGCACCCGACGTGTGTGAGCAGCTGCTGGACGCTGCCGGCGGCGCCCACCTTCGCGGCGGGATGATGACCGGCGACGGCGCACTTGAGACGGCTCTGTCAAAGTGTGAGGCGATGGCGTTGTATTGGGATGAGTGCGGCCACCTAATGGCGGCGATCAAGGCGGCAAGCGGCACAAACCCGCACCTCGCAACGATGGTGCCGATGTTGATGCGGCTCTATAGCTCGGCGCACAAGGCATGGATCGGAAAGCAACGCTCGCAGGCAGAGCCCGTTTACATCGATCAACCGCACGTGTGCCTGTGGGGCTACACATCGCCTGAGGTGTTTTACCGCGGGGTCACGGATTCCGAACTTCGTGATGGGTGGCTTGGCCGGATTATGGTGTTCGTGTCCGACGACAAGCCGATGTACGAGATCAAGGAATCCAAGCCATTGCCGGCAGAGTTGGTGGAGGAGGTCCGCGCTTGGATCAGCTACAGGGTCCCTGACGACCTGGTCCTAGGCGATATTGCCGGCAAGATTCGGGCGTCGCAGATCCTGTATGACGATTCGCCGGAGGCGGCGGCCGTATTCAGGGCGTTTGGCTCGGAGGCATACGGCGAGAAGATCAAGGCCGGGAAGGTCGGCGACCCCATCGAATACCTGTGGGGCAAGGCGCTGCAAAACGCTCGGCGTGTTGCACTGATTGTCGCGGCCGGCGAAGCGCTGGAAGGTCGCATCGAGGCGCATCACGCACAGTTCGGCGTTGACCTGGTGCGCTACAACCTCCAGCAATTCGCCTGGGGGATCGCGCAGCACGCTGGCGGAAACGAGTTCGAGGACGATTGTCAGCGGATCTTGACCAAGATCCGGCAGCCAAAATACCAGCCTCGAACAAAGCTATTGCGGTCAAGCAAGATGCTTTCCAAGCGATTCAACGAGATCATTGCCACGCTGATTGAGCGCGGCGACGTGATCGAGCAGTTACGACAAACCAAGGGTAGGCCTGTACGGCTCTACCTGCCAGCAGAGGTGACAGGAGCATGAGAGAGTTTTCAAGGTACGATTTGTGTGATGGTGACCTAGAGTACTGGTCGGACGGCGAATACATGGAGGTCGAGGACCACGAAAAGATTGTGGCGGCGATCGAGAAGGAGCGGAACGAGCTGCTGGCGGCGCTGGGAGGCGACCAAGAACTCGAGATTGGTGCCTGCTACTTCGTCAATCAAATGCTCCCACTTTTCGAGTTCCTGGGTGATGACTCCTACCGCTGGCACTACTACGGCAGGCATACAGGCACAAGCGGGCCACCAAAACGGGATGCATACCGCGAATTCGACCGCCGACAATTCTACAAGGTCTTTGATTCAAGGGGCCGAATCTGCGACGAAGAAACGGGGCGACCGAAGGGGGGACGCATGCCACTCATACCGCTGATGCAGGAGCGCATTACGGCGCTTGAGAAGGAGCGCGACGAGCTGCAAGCGGACTACAAGCTTGCCATGGCCGAACGCGAACTCCATCACGCCGAGATGATGGAAAAGAGCGCGGCCATTGAACGGCTGTTTTGCAAGAATTGCGCTCTTGAGCAGGAGCGCGACGAGCTGCGGGCAGCGCTGGCGGCATATCGAAACGAGGCGAAAGATTTGCGGCTGGCGTTGGAGACGATCGTTTGCCAGGAGCTGCCAGCGTGCAGCCATGCGAGGGCGGAGAGCGCGGAGCGCCTGCAGCAAATCGCGCGATCTGCCTGCGACAACATTCCGCATGCCAACCTCGAGCTATCGACGGGCAAGTCAGTGGCGTTGGCTGACCTATTAGACGCTGTCCGCCTAATTCAGCCTGACGACGATTGGACCGGATGGGAAAACGCTGATGGTGTTGGGATCGCTGACAAAATGCACGCCGCAATCGATCAAGCTCGCCAAGTACTCAAGGCTCGCGGCGAGCAGGAGGAGGGTGAATGATAATGCCACCGTTCGGACTAACGCAGCAACAATCCTATTGGCTGGCGTTTCGGGTTGGGCAGTCGCTTTATGTTCACGGCCTACAAACAACTGGGCGTGACGTGATGCGGTCGATCCAGTCAAGATGGGATCAGTTGGGTTGTCCTGGCGAGACCTGGCCAGACTTCGAACAAGCCATTGTTGGCGATGACACGCCATTCTTGATGTCGACGGTATCTGTGCAGGTGAGAGCAATTCAGGCTCTTGCCGGGCCGTGTCCTATTGATTTGCGTGATGGTCGCGGGGGGGATGCGTGATGCAAAGACGCGGATTTCTGGGGCTGCTTAGCGCGGCCACTCTGGCACAACTGCCAGATCTCCCATGTTGGTCACCATGCCCACCGCCGATGGGCCACTATGAGTGCATGCACGTATATCGGATGGTCAAAAACGACACACGCGTGACCGTGTTCTACCGCGTGGTGGGCTACCATGACGGTCACCTCGTCTCAATCAGTGAGGAGAGGGCAATCTCGGAATTGACCAGTGGCCATGACTGAATCCGTCCTCATCATCCTGCCGTTGCCGTCGCGCTACCTGTCGCCGAACTGCCCTCCTGGCAGTCGCGGCGGCCGGCTGCGGAAGGCGGCAATCGCGAAGCGGTACCGGGCCTTGGCCAAGGCGGCAGTGCTCGAAGCCGGCATTGAGACCGGCCCATGGGAATCCGCAACCGTCCAGGTGGCGTTCTACCACAGGACGAAGCGGCGCCGCGACGACGTCAATGCCCTCGCCATGATGAAGCCCGCGTATGACGGCGCGGTTGACGCGGGGCTCCTGGCCGACGACGATTCGGAGCATTTGACGACGCTGCCGGCATCGTTCGCCATCGACCGGGATGCCCCGCGCGTGGAGCTTATGTTCCAGCGAGCGTGAGCGCGTCGGAAAGGAGGTTGAGGTAGTCGGCTGGTGGGGGGCGGTGGCCGGATTCGTAGTGGGTGATGCTGCGGCCGTTCTTGCCAGCTCGATCGGCAGCTTCGGCGACCGTCCAGCCAAGGCGATGCCGGGCGGCTTTGACGCCGACGGCTGGGTCCATGGGCTCCCCCTTGTCGTCGAGGACGACGGGGAGCCCGTGGGAGGAGCTGGGGTGGCGGGTGGTGATGGTCATTGGGCTTCCTTCCATTTGTCGGTGCATTCCCCGAGTTTGGGGCTGCCATTCCAAAACTCAAGATTGGCCGAATCCTCCTCAAAAAACTCGGGGTCAACATAGCGACGGTAGGTTACCTCGCCGTCGCTGCGGTCGTGGCAGCGCTCGATAATGCGATCCTCGCCACCATGATCGCTGTCAACGGCGTAGCTAACTTCCACGATTTGGCCCTGGTTCTCGGGTGTGGTGATGAATTTCAGGCTCATCGTTCGTTTCCTTGGTTTTGGGGCTTCGGTCGCATAATCTCGTGGGATTCCGCAGTTTCCGCGCTGGTATGATCATATCGAATGGTGTACATGGCTTGTCTCCTTTGTTTTGGGTTACTCGCGGCGATCTTATACATCAACAGCCCATGGGCCATTTGAGTCCGCTACCACCACCTCGCTGCCATCATCGCAGTAGACCGCGAAGCCGTCGTTGTCCTCGCTGTGGATGATGAGCTCGCCTATTTCGTCGATCTCGTTGATACTGTCGTGCTCTTCCCCGACCGCGTAACCCTCGCCCTTGTCGTTCCCCTTCCGCCAGATTTTCGCGTAGTCTTTCATCTTGCCGTCTCCTGGATTGTGGGTTAGTTGGCGCTCGCGGCGATCGTTTCGCCACCGCAGTCGATGACCTCGAAGGCGTCCCAGTCGCAGGCGTTTTCGGGTTCGTCCGCTTCGTCGTTCGTGATTTCCCAGCGGACCCGGTACTCTTGTCGTCATAATCATCAACCTTGGTCCGGCTGATCGCAATGGCTTCATACCAGCACCGGGTGGGGGTTCCGCCTTGCGTCAAATATGCATGGCTGGTTAGGTCGGCGAGTTCACCGTCAGCAAACTTGACGGTTCCGTTGATGTTGGCGTTTTCGTTGTGTGGGTTGTCTTTCAACATTTCGATGGTTGCGGTGTTCATCTTTCGTCTCCTTGTGGTGGTTTAGCGGGCGTGTGTTGTGGTTTTAGCGGGCCTTTGCGGCCAGGATTTTGTGGACTTCGGCGACGGGGCCAGCGTCCTCGAACTTGGCCAGGATTGGCGTTTCGGAAATGCCGTACTCGCGGGCCAAGAAGCCGAGGTCGTATTCCTTGGCGTCGGCCTTGCTGAAATTGAAGTTTTGGCAGTGCTGGATGAAGGCCCATCCGCAAAGCTCGGCCAGTGCCTGGGGGCTGGCGACGCCGTCCTCGCAAGTGGCTAACACTTCGGTCAGGAACTTGCTGCCAGCAGCGTTGACGAGGTCTCCGTCTTCGCTGTGGAGGAACCGAGCTTCGCCCGGGATGCTGACCAGGTAATCAAGATCGTCAGTGTGGCGATCGCTTCCCAAATCGCGTAGTGCTTGGCCGCCTATTAGTGCTTCTCTCTATACCTACTAATATAGCGAACTTTTGTTCCCACTCAAGAGAAAAAGGGAACAAAAGTTCTGTTTTTTCGAGAAGCTTAGACCGTGAGCCGGTAGACCGTTCGCGGTCGCCCGGCAGTTGCCTCCATGCGCACGTCGACGCGGCCCGACTCGATAAGCTCGCCCATTGCCACGTCGAACTTGGCCGACGACGTCTTGCAGGTCCTCAGTAGCCGCGTGCGTTGCGGATACCTGGGGATCTTGGCGACGATCTTGTCGGAGAGGCTTTTGGGCGGCGCGGTAATCCTAGGAGGGCTGGCCAACCTCGCGATCATCGGAACGAACTCCGGCGACTCCATCGCCAGCAACAATCGCGCCTGATCCAACGGGCTCGTTGCATCCACCGCCGCGCGCAAAGCACCGTGAACGCCGTCGACCTGGCGCGGGACGTAGCGGCCTGTCTTGCGGATGGCGGGCAGCACTTCGCCAACAACCCAGTCCTCGAAGGCCTCGGCGGCCGGCAGCTTGCTGCGGAAGATCAGGCGGTAGACGTCGCGCTCGGGGATGATGTTGTGAAAACCACCACCCTGTTTCGGGGTAGTGACCGCGGCCTTGCAGTGTGCAGATACGGCATTCTCTGGCTTGGCGTATCCAAGAGTCATCGCCACATCACGAGCGACGAACCAGGGCTCACCCTCAATCATGAGAGTGCGGACGGTTGAGCCGTGAAAATCGAACACGGCTGGAGTGTGAATGGACATGCCATCCTCCTTTGCTGTTGAGATTATCCCGACACCGCTTTTCAGACGGATGCAGGAAGAGAGAGCCCAGGTGTGAAAACTGCTCAACATGCACAGCCCTTGCCCTCGCGGAACAAGGCACCTGGACTCCCCAAAAGAGAGGCCGGAGGCGTGGCGTATTGCCGGTTGATGGGTTTTCAGCCCAGGACCACCAGCATACGTCAAAATCGGCGAGCGTCAAGGCGCCGCGACCCCACGCCGCGGTAATTGCTACTGCATCCCGCCTCGCGAAATCTTATAGCCACAGCCAAAAAGCCAGCCCCAGCACGGGGCCGGCCAACAGCGAGAGCATGGCCAGCAGTAGGCGGATGACGGCTTCAGGCACCGACCGCCCTCGCCCGCTCCAGCGCCTCGCGCAAATCCGCGTTGTCGCCCTCGACCTCCTTCAGCTTCCGCTCAAGCTTGTCGACGGCAAGCTGCAGCTCGAGGTTGGCGTTTTGCAGGATGGCTACCTGATTCGACTCCTGGTCGTCGTCGCCATATGGCCGCACGGTTGGTCGCTTGTGCAGCTCTGCCAGGTCGTCAGGGTCAATGTCGGGAATTGCCCCCGCACTGCCGTCGTCCATAAGGTCTAGATACCAGTTGACCAGCGGACAGTACAGCTCCGTCGGAATGCGGTCATCTAGGCCGTGGACCACGATGCGATCGCTACCGCTTCGTGGGGTTGGTAGGCGATCCGGCAGCGAAACCCCACCAGAGCGTAGGTATTTGGTCGACGCTCTGGCGACAATCTCGGATTGCTGGAGGCCCTTGCGGCTCGCGGCGTCTCGCAGACGGTCGCGGGTTTTGTTGCTGACTCGTTGGCGGCGCTCAATATCCATCATCTTTCTCCTGTGTGTGTGGGCTGAGACCGGCTGCCACCGGCCAAGAGGCAATTATTGCCGTCTACCACAACAATTTTACCGATTTTTTCGACAATGCAATCAAAAGCATTCAGATTGCCCGCAAGTCGTTGCAGCGTCGCCACATATGACAGCCAAGACTTAACGCCACACTTAACGCCACACTTAACGCAACTACGGGGGCTTAACGCATTATGGTTTTCTAATGTGTTCGGTAGAAGAAAGGGGCGATAAGGGGCGATAAGGGTGAAGTAAGTATAAATACATATATATATGATATTACTACTACTTACATATATACTACTGTCTTATTTCCCCAGTTCCCGCTTGTACCCTCTCTCTGCGGTTTTTTCGGGAAAATCCCGTATATGAGTGTCATACGGGGAAAGAAGCCATAAGTCCGCCTTTCTCGGGACCCCCTAAAGCACCCCGATCGGCAACGACAGGACTTGACAACCGCAAAGGTTGCGCTACCGCGAAATCGGCAACCACAAGACTTGCTGCCACCACTTGCATTCTTGCCGTCCCGCGCTCTCTTGAGGAAGACGGCAAACACACAGCAACTCAGGAGGACAGCGATGGCAGACGCTGGGCTCACCACAACACCAACCGGCAAGTTCTGGCATGACTCACGCGGCGCTGGTTGGTGCCGCAACTGGATGCGTGAGAGCGGCTGCCACGGCTCCGAATGCCCATGCGAGCGCAACGAGTGCCACCACCCCTCCCCCCCCCCTATCGGGTCCTTCCACGGCCTCGACTCGGCCGACCTCCACTCGTGGCATCTTTC